GAAGGTTTTAAGCATGGCACACCCCCTGACGAATACGGGCGGCAAATACCATCACGCAGCCATCAGGAGATTGCTGGCATGCTTCCTGTTCGCTGGTGGCCTCAATGGTAATCACGCGCGGTTGTGCCGTGCTCAGGGCGATAAAACGCCAGGTGAATTTATTCAGGTTGTGCAAGTCCCGCCCTTGCGGGTGTGTGGTATGATTTCTCATAGCTACCTCGATACTGTTGCTATCGTTGGTGGTCAGAGGCTGCGAAAGGACGGCAATCCTTTTCAGCCTCGTTTGCATTGAGTGATAAACACTCAACTGGATTCCAGTATAATCACTAAGTGGAATCCACTTCAAGCGTTTTGTTTTGGTCTTTTTCGTGTATACTGGATTCCAGTAATCACAAAGGGAACCAGAAATGGAAAGAGACCATATCAATAACAAATCACAGAAATTACAGGCTCGCGCCCCGCATGAAGTTGTTGAGGCTATGGAGCAAGTAAAAGAAACAGGCGAGAGCACTGCGCAATTTATCGTTACAGCCATGCGAGGCGAGATCAAACGCCGCCAGCGCCGCAAGGCCAAAGAAGCGGAATAGTCCACCAGCAAGCCAGCACACTGATCACATTGCCCACCAGCCAACAAATCGCTATGATGTTTGGGCTTATGTTTAGTGTTTTCCCATTGGCGACCTCTGATCCGGGTCGCCTTTGTTTTGTCACTGAATGCGGTTGCCAAAGTAAAACTCAGGCTGATATTCACGTATCAGCCTTTTTTCTTCTTCCTCCAGCTCACGCTTTTTGCGCTTACATGCCTGTAGCTCCCTCCCCTTCTGACTGGCACTTAACTGATATTGCTCTTTACAGCGAGAAAAGTCCTGTAATGCGCCCCACGGGATACCATAAGCCCCCGTTTTTCTGATTCCTGGTATCACATTCCTGAATACCCAGTTACTGAAACGATGGGCGAACGTGCCAGGAGTAACAGCTTTCCGACTTCTGGCGATCAGCTTGTAAAAACCGGATTCAGAAATGAGGCTATGATTTGGATTTCCTCGAATACCGTAGCTTAAAGCGACGGTTTTCTTTTCATCCGCATCTAGTGCTTTTAGAGCATCGCGTGAGTTACTTATTTCCAGAGCAACACAAACATCCTTTGCAACAAACCACGGATCGCCGTTCAGATACACCACGCGAACGTTCACACTATCAAAGCGCAGAACGACCAGATCACGAAAATCACAGATTTTTTTTACATGACGTGCGTCACCCTTGCCCGTCACGGCAATATTTTTATTCATTTCTTTTTTACCTCACATACAAAAAACCCCGCATTGCACGCGGGGTATGAAAGATATTATTAGTGGGGATTGGCTTGTTCTCGTTGTTTATCTAACCATGCTTCTACATCTCTACGGTGCCAGGTATGTCGTCGTCCAATTCTGAACGGCTGAGGAAAACCATTATTCTCATCTTTCCAGAAATTGATGAATGCACTCATTGCTCCATATCGCAAGATTTTCATTACGTCTTTAGTAAATAAAATATCTTCATTGGTATTCATTTGCTGAACCTCCTCAACCATTTACTACTCTTAAACCTTTCATACCACCGGATCTATTAATTACCCCTTTTCTCGCATCATCAAAAAAATCACCGACCCATTGCATCATGATCTTACGCTGTTCTAGATAAATAGTTCTATTATAAATATCTCTTATTTTATCACCACTTTTATGCGCCAATGCAGCCTCGATTACATCGGGGTTAAATCCCTCCTCATTTAAAAGCGTACTCCACATTGAACGAAAACCATGTAACGTTACAATCCCTTTGAACTTACTGGCAGCAATTGGGGTCTTGATAGTATTCCTCCCCATAGGCGCATCTTTTGTTCTGGAGGAAAAAAACACATAACGCCCTCTTTTTATTTCCTGCATTGTTCTGAGGATACTAATAGCCTGTGATGACAAGGGAACAACATGTTCACGATGGCATTTCATTTTATGCGCGGGGATAATCCACAAGCCAGAATCAAAATCAATCTCTGACCACTCTGCTTTAATCGCCTCACCTGGCCTGACCATTGTCAATATCTGGAATAAAAGTGCATTATGAGCTATTTGATAGGTATGAGGCACACTATCCCACCAGCTCAGAAATTCAGGCAATCTTTCAACAGGTAGTGCTGCTAATGATTTATTTTTCTTTCCTGTGAATGCAGTCTTTATCTTAAGTAATGGATTTGCTTTCAATGCTCCACAATTTACAGCATAATTCATAATTTCATTTAATCTTGATATTAATTTTTTTTGCAACGCATTCTTATCGGATACGGCATCCAGAGCATTAATAGCTACTGGTGCTGTAATTTTTTCTATACTGTACTTACCAAAGAAAGGAACAAGATATTTGTATACTTCATATTCGATATTATACAGCGTAGGTTTCCGCAATTCAGATCCCTTTTTAAAAGCGAACCATGCATTAGCAACAGCTTCAAATGTCTGTAGATTTTTTAGTGACATCTCAATTTTACGATTTTTCTTCTCCGTCACTGGATCAACTCCACGTGCAATCATTCGCCGAAGTTCATCACGTACTTCCCGTGCTTCCGCGAGTGAGAATTCAGGAAAACGTCCTATCGTGTATGTCTGCCGTTTCTTCGTTATCGGATGGCTATAACGGAAACGCCACACTTTCCCACCGGCTTTACTCACATTCAGCAATAAACCGAACCCATCATAAACGGCATAGTCCTTTTCACGTGGTTTCATCCCCTTAACTTCAGTCACGGTTAATGGCTTTACCGACATCTATCGCCCTCATTTTTTAGTCCGTCATGTAGTCCATTCAAGCCAATAACAAGCGATAAACTAACTCATTATCAAGCAAAGAGAGGAAACTCATAAAATCACAACTCATTGAAAAGACTATGAATCGACACCAGAACATACAAACAGGTAAGAAATGTACCCTCCATCCAAAATGACGCAATCCGGGAGTTTCGTGGCGTTCCGGTGATACTGCCGTCCGCCGCCGCCCGTTCACCTTCACGAAGCCAGATCCCCTGGTTATTCAGTTCGCGTTTCTGCTCAGGGGCAATCAGCCCGCGACAATGCGGACACATCAGACGGGCAGCCTGACCGGCAGCCACAAAATCCGGGTTATTCCGGTATCCGGTCATGTTATCCATCACCGGCTGAAAATATTCCCCGCAGTGCGGACACGGCCAGTACCACCGGCGGCGGTCTCCCCGGTTATACAGTGACAGGATCCCCGTTGTTGGCGGTGCCTCATGTGCGCCACCACAACGCCATTTGGTATCGGTGATATCCCGCCCCGGTGAACTCTCGACCAGGGTCATCCCCGAGGACATAAAGGTGGTGGTACGCTTTGAGGCCAGCGTGAAGGCATCCCCTTCCCCGTCCACGTTTTCAGGGAAACGGTCATAATCCGTCAGCGCCACACGACGGTAATCCGAAGAGGAAAAGACGGTGATCGACGGCCAGCCAATCTTCAGGAAGGAGCCGTCAAGAAACATTTTATCGTGGACGTTGTTGTCATTACGGGAAGGACTGAGGCGCTTGCTGACCTCAGGACTGTGGCGAAACGTCCTGGAAAGACGCGTTCTGGAATGCTCACGCGCCTTCGTCTCAGTCATCTGCACCACCAGCATATCCGCCGGATCACAGATGATGCCGTACACAATCCAGCCATCAATCAGCCCTTCGGTTTTCCCGGTTCGCGCAGGTCCCACAAACACCACCGCGTCATATTCACGGGCTGATAATGTATTAATGGGGTCAATCATATAGGGCGTCAGCGATGACTCCCACGGACCGGAAGTATTGGCTCCCCGTGGAACCCGCATATAACGCCTGATGGCTTCCGCTACTGGTAACCGGCTGGGTGGGCGAAACAGCGAGGCCACTTCGCGCCAGATATCGGATGCGCTGCTATGGCTCTCGTTCACCTGATTCACATATCGGCCTCATCACAACAGTCAATGACTGCCTTTTCCAGTGTGTCGCGGATCTCATCAACCACAATCTGTACTTCATTCAGTTGTGATGCAGTCCACCCCCTGTCCCTCTCCAGCCGGTCAGGCCAGGTTTCCAGTACCTGAACTATCGCTTTCACCACGACAGAAAAGGACCGCCTGACATCACTGACTGGCACAAGCTGAACAGTTTCATGCTGAAATTTAAGACGCTCGCGCTCGGACTGATACCATGCCTTACGAGCGTGAGGATCCATATCCTCATCTTCGGAAGATGGTGGTTTTTCCAGCAACGAAGTTATCAAATCCGTCAGGAGATACAGTTTTTTCTTTTCATTACTGCCTGGTGCAAGAGGAACATCCGCCATTCTGGCGGCAACAGTCTGCCGGTGCAGACCTGAAAGGGCTGCCAGTTGATTAATATTTAACTTCATATTTTTCAGCTCGCCGTCCATTTACATCCCTCCACATAAACCGCAGAACAGAAGTGACTCTGTTTTTTTGTAAAGAAATGCCGCCATATAAAGATGTCGAACAAAAAACAACCACAATCATCATCTTTTTAATACTAACAGCATTAAAAACAACAAGTTACCATCATGATGATGATGACGATAAAATCACAAAAATGCGCCTTTTTCCGCGCCCGCCCCGTGTTCAGGCCCACCCCACCAGGAGGACCCGCAAAATGATAATGGTTATCATTTGCAACAAAATCCAGTTTCTTCCACCATCGCACCGGACTGGCGACTATGAGGGGACAACACCGCGCTCCGTTAACGCGGTAAACCCCGGTGTGTATCGTTTTTGATTATCCCCGCACACTCTCGCAGAGGAGTCTCCCTGTCGGGCTGCGGTCTCTGTTAATGCAGGAATACGGCGACAATACCGCGCATGAATAATAAGGTCGCTCAACACACTGGCTGTAATGCAGCGGATACCATGCGGCATTTAGCGGCATTCATCGTACACTCAACGGTTAGCTCTTCATTCGTGGCATTCACCTGAAAGGTCCTGGAGTGTAATTGCGTACATTTACCACTGAACGAACCTTCAACAAGAACACGACCACGCTGCAAAATACGGAACGGAATTGTTCCCTGAAAAGGCTTTACGGTTACCAATAATTTCTTCATGCATTCTCCGAATAACAAAAATACTAGTTAATACACTGAGTGCGGATATATTCCTGAAGCATTCTCAATGCTGCCTGGTCGCTGATGATTCCGTCTCTGATACCGAGAACGTTTCGTCCAGCAACCGGAGAGAGTTCGACGGCGGCATCATTGCCCACGCCGGAGGTGCCGGTGGCTTCACGCACGGTACCGGGGCAGGTGGCGTTGATCCGCAGGCGCTTACGACCAGCGGCAACATCAGCACGCAGAGTTTCATTTTCAGCTCTCGCATCGGCTAATTCCCTCGAGTATTTTGCATCGAGCGCAGCAACATCACGCTGGCGCACCTGCATGTCAGTAATGGTGGCATTCGCCTGTTCCAGCTCTCTGGCTTTTTTATCGCGCTGCGCTTTGTAGGTGAGCGCGTTGTCACGGTAATGGTTTGTTGCCAGCCACAGCGCACCACAGCCAACCGCCATGACAATAATCACCACACACAGAACACGGTTCATCTCTCTTTCACCCCACCAGTCCCGATAACGTCAGGACTCGCCAGGCGGTGGAAAAGAAAATGGCAACCAGCATGACTAAAAATG